ATTTCGGTTGGTCTTGTACCATTTGCCACAATGATAAAGGCATTGTGTAAACCTTTTTTGTGATATTCACTTTCATATTTTTGTAATTAAAGGGGGGCCTAAGCCCCCCAGTTAATCAGTTGCTTATTGTGCCAACATGTACACACCGTAAGAATTGATATTCTTAACAACACCGAACATCATGTCCGCTGTAGTCAAAACACCTAAGTAAGACGGAATGTAATTTGACTCGATATCCAATGGACCAGAAGCCCAAGCAATCGCGTCACGGTGACCCAAGAAACCTACACGTCCACTTGTACCACTAATGTAAGGTAAGTTAGATGATTTATATACTGGAATACCATATAAATATCCAAACACACCTTTCATGATAGGGTCCATTGTTGGAGTATAGCTGTTATAAGTAAACTCAGCTTGACTCATCAAATCGCCCCACAATACGCTAGGGTGTAAGAAGAAAGCGCGGTCTTCATCTGGCACATCATTTGTGTCCAAGTATTCGATTGCAGCACGAATGTTACTTGGAGCTAAGTTAGCAGTTGAACTACCAACTGTATTTGTAAAGGTCTTGAACAATGCAAAGATTGCTGTTTCCAATGTTTTAGCAGTGGTGTGACCAGCATTCATGGCATAACGTTCCTGCAAGTTATAACTTTGTAAAACTTGACGGATTTCTTTCTTTTCAATTAAGAAAGAAGTTTCATACCAAGTATCTACAGTCAAATCAACTTTGGTTTCTGTGTTGTTGTTTAATGTAACTTCAGAGCCATTGACTTTCAAGTTAGCTGTCATCTCGGATAAGTTTGGAATATGCAAAGTGTCTCCACCACCAATAAAGTCTTCTGATAAGTCTAAGAAAAAGTTACCTGCAATCAATTTTGCGCGAGCAAAATCATTAATGCGTGAACTCCACTTCTCAGGAATCAATACTGCTAATGTTGTTGCACTTTCATGGTTAGTTCCTAAAGCCATAAAATTTAATGTACTAATGGCCTAACCGAGATAAAGACTTTTATTTTTTCAAAGAATCCATAACCCAACGTTTATGCTCTTCACGAGTTTTCGGCTTAGTGTCCTCTCCTGAGGCCCCTTCAACCTTGTCTCGCTTGGCACTATTGCTAGGCGGGATTGTCTTCGGAGAATCGTCAGTCTCACCTAGGATTTCTTTAACGACTTCTTTAATAACGTCCTTACTTATCGGTCCAGCCGATTTATTAGAGTCGTCACCTTCTAGCACCTCGTTCCCCTTCTTCAATTCGTCCTCAGCTTTCTTTGCTCGTTCAAACAATTGTTTGTTCTTCGCCTCAGTTTCCTCATGTTTTGCCTTCAAATCGTAATAGTCACGAAGTGTCGGCTTTTTGTCAACGTCCGAATCAGGATTTTTAGAGGCCTGCTCCTCAGTGGTTTGAGAGTTTCCCTTCTCTAAGTCTTCTGTCATATCTATATTATTAATTCCGCTTTAAGAGTGCGGATTCTCTATTTGTATGATTTCCTTAATGATTCCATTTTATCATTTTCTCGCATTGTTGACAAATCATTAAAGATATTTTTCACCAATTCAGCTGCATGATAATGCGATAATACTGTTAATTCGATACTATTGCTGATTGACGGAGCCTTCATCATTTTACTTATCGTTAAGTCCATTCGCTCCAATAAATACTCACGTAATATAGGAAAATCTGGTCCATTAACAAATCTTTCTAGCTCGTCTTTTGACATATTACATTAAGTTCATTTGGTTATTTAAATCAGACCCTTCGGCCTGTGCTGGAACTCCCTGCGCATTCTCGCGCAAAGATTCTAATTGGCTTTGAGTCAACTTCCACCATGGAATATCATTGTTTTCCAAATACTGTCTAAACAGCGGAATGTTGATAACACCCGGGTTGGTTAAGACCCAAGTCAAAGCATTGGCATAAGCATCATTCTTTTGAGCCTTATTGACACTTTCACCTGTTACGTTCAAACGAATACCGAAATCATAATCAATGTAACCTTTCTCAACACGAACCTGACGCTCAAACTTGTCTGGCTTAGTTTCAATGTCCTTGCGAATACCTTCAACTAATTCCGGTGTGATTACAACCCCTTCCAATAACTTAGAACGTAAAACCTTATTTAATAAAGCTTGATTATAAACTTCAATGTCAGCCGGCTCTGTTACCGCTAACAAATAATCACTGCGATTCCACTTGGCGACCATTGGAGCGATAATTTCGTCATAAACCATTTCTCCAAAGTCTTCACCAATGTTTTGTCTCTCTTGAGTAAAGGAACTTAAAGCCATGTTGGCTGTTAAAGCTTGACCACGGAACGGAGTTCCACTTGGCATTGTCTCACCTGAAATAACTTCAGGAGTAAAACATAACTGGTCAGCCTTGTCCTCAATAATTTTTAACTCAGCTACAAAGTTGTTGAACGCTGTTTGTGTAATACCAATTTGTTGTAAGTCTTCTGAATTAATAATGTCGCCGTTCAACGCTTTTTCCAAAACGTTTCCTTGTAACTCACCATTCGCTGTTCTAAATAACAATAAAGTTGCAATCTCACTGGCCTGGTCGTTGTAATTAACTAACTTGTTAATGCGGTGCTGCAATTGGAATAATCTCTCCGGCACACCAATACCTAACCAACGTCCACGATATTCTCCAATACGATAATCGTAGTAAGGGAGCTTTTTAATTGAAGTGTCTTCCTCAAAAACAACCTTCATGCCGTTATCACCCTCTGCCAAAACGAAAGCATGCTTGTAATTAGCCTCACCTTCATCGTCAACAATGTAACCCCAAAACTCGTAAACATCAAACGCTTCTTTATCTGAATTTTTTTCCGCAGATAAAATTTCACTTAAAATCTTTTTATCCCAAACTTTCTTCTTCTTTTTCAAATCATCACGAGTCATGTAGTGATACTCCAATAACTCGCTATCGCGTAAGTTTTCCGTGGCAGGGTCCAAATATAAATTGCGAATCTCAACGCGGCTAATATCCGCTTTCTCGCCCTTGCCAATAACTTTCAACACACCACTGCCATAAGTCGCTAAGTCCTTACATAGAGTGTTAATCGTCTTGTAAAGCTTAATGTTCTTATAAACCGCACGAGTCTTTTCTCTAATTACAAAGGACTTCATGTAGTCCAACTCTCCATAAGGCAATAAGTCTTTACTGTCAAAGTCTAAGTTTTTGGAAAAATGAACAATTCTAGGTGTACTCAAATCCCAGAATACTGAGTCGTCATCACGCTCCATGTAGTTTTGATTAACATAAAGGTTAATCCGGTCAATCGTTTGCTTTTGATTAAACGGAACTACCTCGGCCAAAACAACATTCTCGGTCGTCTTTGCTATCAATGCTTTGACTTTACCGATAATCATAAATTTTATATGTAACTTTTCTTAACCTCGCCCCCACTACCTAATTGTACCACATTATTAGGCGGTACACAAAACCTTAAACCGTAAGATAAGGCATCAAGCAAGTCATCATACTGGCCACGAGGAAACATGAACATCTCTTCAATCAAATCTTTCTGGTCCCTTTTTAAAAATAATGTGCCTGTCTCAAAACGTGGTAACAAACCTTCAATACGATATTCCTTAGTTAAACCATTGTCTTTGAGCTCCTCACACTTGAAAAATTCATTGCGGGTACGCATCGCCTCAATCAAGTTAGGCTCAATCGTACTTTTAAAGGCTTTCTGCTCAATACCAATCTTTGTGACATTGTAGTACTGGCGCAATCCAAATAGCTCATTTATCAAATCCTTTTCCAATCCTTTGAACCGTTTAGCCAAACGAACATACCAATTATTGTCCAAATCAACACCAACAACAATAATCCCAGTAAAGTCAGACGTCTTTTCTAAACTATAAGCCCGGTCAACCATGATGAAATGATTCAATTTCTTACCAACAAGCTGCTCTTCTTCATAATAAACAGCATTATCCATTTTGAACTTACGGTCCTCACCGCTCAATGGCTCATTCATATACTCTTGATAAAAACTACTTAAACGACCTTGCTTGGTGTATTCCTCTTTTAACGCCTCAGCCTGCGCTAAACTCATGCGCTCTTCCCACAGTGGCTTGTTATCCATTACTGCTTTATAAAGCCTTGTCGTCCATGAAGGGAACTTTTCCTTATTCAAAAGGTTATTCAACAAACTGTCGTAGTGCAAAATAGTTCCAATTACAATGATTTTACCCTTGTCAGCTAGAATTGGCTGGATAACGTTCGCAAACCAACGCGCCTGCTTATCTCTACGCGCTTGATTGATTACTGTGTCGTCGTCCTCTAAGTCATCACCAATAAACAAATCGGGCCGCCATTGCTTAAACTTTAAACCACGTAAACTTGCCCCAGCACCAACCGCCTTGACCATTACATCGTTTACTATAATTTCATCATTTGACCAACGCTTAATCTTTAAAGGAAAAAATGCCTGCAACCTTTCATTCCCTTCAATCTCAGACTTTACCGCTTCTAAAAACATTACTGCCTGAGTAAACGTGTCAGAACACAAGATAATGAAATGGCTCTTTTTGAATACCATTCGCCAAACCAAATAAAACAAACTTGTTATTGTACTCTTTGAGAATCCACGAGGAGCAGCTATCGCAACCTTATCGTTCTCTTCTTCAGAATAAAGCCCTAAAACTTCTCTATGAAATGAAGGACTTTCTTTACTACAGTGATGCGGGAAAAAATAATGCGCAAAAGTTAAAACATCTCTATTGAATATTTTCAGCATTACTTGGACTTTCTGCTCCTGACTCAACTCCCTCTGGATTTGATTCTCCATTTTCTTTTGATTTATTATAGTCTTCTAAAACCTTATCAAACTCCTCGTCTGTCATCTGCCTTGTCGCAACTGCACCAGTTAATTTCTGTTCTGTCTTCAAACTAAACTCGTCACCCTTTAATCTTTCCAGTACTTTTAGCGAAAATTCGGGATTATTGTCCAACCCCTTAACTACCTCTTGACGTGCCTTCAAAACTGGTCTCTGCCTTAATCGGTCAAATTTTTCCCTCAACTCAGGAAACTCTTCAATCCAATTATAGTACGTCTCTTTGCTAATGTCAGCGTAATAACAGATTTCCATTATACTTGCACCAATTGCACAAGCTTCCTCAATCTTTTTGACTGTCTCATCACTTAGCTTTGAGTTCTTTTGTTTGCCGTACGCATTTAATTCAGCCATATTTTTTTCAATTTAATACTATTCAGTTGGTGGGAAAATAATGTTCTTTACCTTGTTTAACCCTAGAATCTCTTGTTTGATTCTGGTCTTTCTCTCTTCTGCTCTGTTAATCTCTTCTGTAACAATATTGGACATGCTTTCTTTTACAGCTTCCGCCTCTTGTGAAATTTCATACTTTGTATAGCGCGCGATAGTTTCCTCGTCCAACTTCATTAAACCAACTAACATGTCATCAACTGTCATCACTACACGATAAATCTTTTCGTCATCGTCTGTCTTTGCAATTTTGTAAATAAATACGTTTAAATCACCTAAGTGCAAAACGTCCCCTTTTGTTATATCCATTTTTTTTCGTTTATGAATTACTTGGTTTCCCAGTTATTATTTTTTAAAGCTTCTAGGGCGGCTTTTGAAATTTCTCTAATCTCTTGAATGCCCACGCTCCAACCTTGGTCCCACTTGTCTTTTAAATCCATTATCTCATTAAAGCTTTCAACCCCGTAAGTCTTTATAATGTAACGGGCATGCATGGCTTCGTTTCCATTAAGGAACTTATTACACCGGGAGCATTGCGGGTGAACATTCTTTAGAAACCACCGGAGCAAAAAGCAAGCTCTTTTTACAAAATGCCCAGCCTCACTCTCTCGCCACGGCATCTTTTTCCCACAGGTTGCGCACTTAACATAACCTTGAAAATCCGCATGGCTTTGCCGGACCAATAGACTAAACAATTTATCTGCTCGCTTTATTTCACCTTTTCTGTCTAACTTTCGCATTTCTTTTTATCGTTATGTATTTATATTGATTATATCAAACTTTTAGGAAACAAACAAACCACCCGTTCAAGAGTGGCTTATTTGCTATTATCTAATCATAACCCCAACCACATTATTACAAACAAAAAAGCTCCCGTCAAAGGGAGCAAATTTGTCTAAAAATAATTTATTTAAAGAACTATAACCAGTATAACATACTATTCAATAAAGTCAATAAACAAAAACACCCCCGAAGGGGCGTCTTTGCATAACATGAAATTTTTACTGGCGCTTTACAAACCGAAACGCCACGGTTGGGCCGTAGCCGGGACTTGAACCCGGGCTTGCTGAATGCCCACAACGAGACCCAGCTGTGCTTCCAGTACACCACTACAGCAAATAACTAGAAAGGAGCGTCCATTTTATGAATAATTTTGTTATTATACTCAACCGTAAAACGGTGACCTTCCCAACTTTGACAAATTTGATAACCCAAAGTTGAATCATTTTCTGTATATAAACGCTTTTTCTCACCACTATCAAACTCAAGCTTGATTGAATATCGAGGGTTCCCAAAATAGGAATTATTTAAACGCTTGATATTTAACACCTTAGCAATCTCTTTTTTCATAAGATTGTGTCTTATTACTTATAGATATAGTATATCATACTAATAAATATATGTCAAGCTATTTTATTAAACCTATCAGCTTTTGAACAAGCTTTTCTTCACTTAAATCGATTTCCCGGGGGCTACCAAATCGATTATAAGAATGCCTGCTAAGGTCCCAAAGGAGCAAATGAAGTGCCTCGTGCTTTGCGGTATCCTTAACATCCCTATCCCTATAAGCCCCCGGACTCAGCTCGTTGTTTAAGGCAACTGTGATAACGTTACTATCTGAACGTTTCCAGATTTCTGCATAAGCTTCATCAAGCTTTTTGAACTCAAAATAAACCGAATATTCGCCTAATCCAAACTTTTCATACCACCTCATAAATTCCTTTTTAAATAAATCAAAGTCTTTTTGTTTTACTTTTACCATATTAGATTAGTTTAAATTCATCTATAATTTTCTTAAGTTCTTTTTTCATTTT